ATCGCAACTGGTTCTGCAGAACCCCGTTTCGCACTCCAATCAGCTGCTGACGGTACATTCACCAACGGTGGTCTGGTGTCACCTGCTGGTGCAACTTCTGCACAATCCCTCTCAACCTACAACATCTCTGGTTGGAACTACAAGTCTGTCGTTGCTCTGACTCTTAAGGAAGGCACCGTCAAGTCTAAGTTTGCAGTTGGTGAGAGACTGACCACTAACGCATCTACTCCTGTTGTTGCTGATGTCCTCTCCTGGGATCCTATCACTAGAATTCTGGAAGTCAAGATCGATTCAACAAACACAGGTCTATACAGCACTGCAGCTGGTAGCAACATCGTTAAGTCGGTTCTGTCTGCTCCTGGTGGATATCCCGCACCTACCGTCTCGGAAGGTCAGATCGAGAAGATTGAGAGAAAACTCTATGTTGTTCTCGATAAGAACTCCGATTCCTTCAATGATGACAACACTGGTAGTGCTGCTGTTCGTCTTGCAGACCTTGGTTCTAACGAGTTCACCATCAGCAACTTTGCTGATGCATATGCTGAACTAGAATACTATCCTGGTTCTAAGTGGGTCAACCTCGCAGCACGTCCTGGTACTTCCGAGTACACAAAACTGAAGGGTGGTAGCAGAGACGAAGTTCACGTTCTGGTCTTTGACCATGACGGTAAGATCACTGGCACTCCTAAGACTCTACTTGAGAAGTTCACCTTCATGTCGAAAGCATCTGATGCTAAGACTCCTCAAGGTTCCAGCAACTACTATGGTTCGGTCATTAAGGATAGTTCCTCATACATTTACTTTGCAGAGCATCCTGGTACTCTGACTGGTGACACCTCAACTCATGTCCAGTACAGAACTAACGGTAACGTTAATGTTTCTGCTGGTCTTTGGGGACAAACTGCACTAAACAGAGACTTCAACCTCCTGTTGAACTACACTGGTTATAGACTAGATTCTACTGCTGGTGCTTCGATCAAGGATCAGGCAACTGGTGCATGGTACTCTGGTTCCTATGGTTACTCATTCTCTGGTGGTGACAACGGTTTCGATGCATCGATTGCAGACATCAACTCTGCTCTCGATCTGCTAGCAGACGTTGAGACTGAGAGAATCGACTACATCCTCTGTGGTAAGACTGGAACCAGTCTGTCAGAATCGACCTCTAAGGCAAACAAGTGTATTGCAATTGCTGACCTCCGTAAGGACTGCGTTGCATTCATCTCACCTCAGAGATCTGACGTGGTTGGTGTTCTCTCCAATCCTACTGCAAGACAGCAGACTGAAAACGTTGTCAAGTTCTTTGATCGTCTGACTGCTTCTTCCTACGCAGTCTTCGATTCTGGTTACAAGTACATCTACGACAAGTATAACGATACCTATCGTTACATCCCCTGCAATGGTGACATTGCTGGTACTTGCGTTGAAACTGCACTGACCAATGAGCCCTGGTTCTCACCCGCAGGTCTGAACCGTGGTCAAATCCGTAACGTCATTAAACTGGCATACAATCCTAAGAAGATCTTCAGAGATGAACTTTATTCTTCCCGTGTGAATCCAGTTGTGACTTTCGCAGGTGAAGGTACAGTCCTGTTCGGTGATAAGACCGCACTGGCAACTCCTTCAGCATTCGATAGAATCAACGTTCGTCGTCTGTTCCTGACCCTAGAAAGAATCATTGGTGAAGCAGGTCGTGCTCAACTGTTTGAACAAAACGATGAGACCACGAGAGCAATCTTCCGCAACATTGTGGAACCTTATCTCCGTGACGTTCAAGGTCGTCGTGGCATTAACGAATTCTTGGTTGTTTGTGATAACACAAACAATCCACCCGATGCAATCGATCGTGGTGAGTTCTATGCTGAAGTGTTCGTGAAGCCCACCCGCACTATCAACTTTGTTACTCTTTCCTTCGTGGCAACACGCACAGGCATTGAGTTCTCTGAAGTTGCAAACTAATAGTATAACTAAAAGTAACCAGGAGGAATAACAAAAAACCATGGCAAATTTAACAGAATTTCGTTCTAAACTTATTGGTGGTGGGGCTAGACCTAATCTGTTCGAGGTCCAACTATCATTTCCCGATGCACTCGGGATCGGCAACAGAACCAAACTTGTCGAACTCGGCAAGTTCATGGTGAAGGCAGCAAACATGCCTGCATCACAGTTGGGTGTTATCGAGGTTCCCTATCGTGGCAGGACTCTAAAGGTTGCGGGTGACCGCACCTTTGAACCCTGGACAATCACGATTGTTAATGACACTAACTTTGCTCTACGCAATGCGTTCGAGCAATGGGTTAGAAGAATTAACAGACCCGAACAAAACACTGGTAAGCAGAATCCTGCTAGCTATCAGTCTGATATGTTCGTGACTCAACTTGACCGTAAGGGCAAGGGGATCAAGACCTATCAGTTCTACAGTGTTTTCCCCACTAACGTTTCGGCAATCGACCTCGCATTCGATTCAAACGACACCATTGAAGAGTTCACAGTTGAACTACAAGTTCAGTGGTGGGAAAAAGCCAAGTTGGAGAATTCCGAAGATAGGGATGACAACTCCGACGACGGTGATGATTCCGACGAGGATTGATAAAATCGGGGGGTCTCCTGACCCCCTAAATAGACCGTAAGCAAACTAGAGTAACATAATGGCACTAGAGAACAATACTTCTCTGTTTGGATTTTCACTCAACAGGCGTAAGGACGCTGCCCCTAAAAAGGCAGTGTCCTTTGTGCCTAAAGATTCACAAGACGCTTCTACCCCCATCGTTGCAGGTGGATATTTTGGGCAGTACGTTGATCTAGATGGTCACGTAAAAAATGAATGGGAACTTATCATGCGTTATCGTGATATGTCCATTCATCCCGAATGTGATGCTGCAATCGATGACATTGTAAATGAAAGTATTGCAGGTGATCTTGACGATTCACCAGTGGAAATCGAACTTTCAAACCTTCCTAACGTAAGTTCTTCTCTGAAGAAAAAGATTAGGGAGGAGTTTCACTATGTTTTACGTTTGCTAGACTTTGATCAAAAAGCATACGACATTTTCCGTCGTTGGTATATTGATGGCAGAGTCTTTTATCACAAGGTCGTTGACCTAGAAAATCCTAAGAACGGTATCACTGAACTCAGATACATTGACCCTCGCAAGATCCGCAAGGTCAAAGAGATCATGAAAAATGATGTTCGTGATCTGGCACCCCAGAATGTTGAAAACAAAGTGGGGCAGAAAACGGCAGAATATTATATCTACAATAACAAAGGATTGAAGGGCAATGATCATACTGGTGTGAAGATCGCACCTGATGCAATTACATATTGCCATTCAAGTATTGTTGATATGAACCGCAATATGGTTCTATCACATTTGCACAAAGCAATCAAAGCATTGAATCAACTGAGAATGATCGAAGATTCTCTGGTGATTTATCGTTTGTCACGTGCTCCTGAACGTCGTATTTTCTACATCGACGTGGGCAATCTTCCCAAGGTAAAGGCAGAACAATACCTCAAGGAAGTGATGTCCCGTTACCGCAACAAACTAGTTTACGATGCGGCAACTGGTGAGATCCGTGATGACAGAAAGTACATGTCAATGCTAGAGGATTTCTGGCTCCCCCGTCGTGAAGGTGGTCGTGGTACAGAAATCACAACTCTGCCTGGTGGTCAGAACCTGGGTGAACTGGAAGACGTGAAGTATTTCCAGAAGAAACTATACAAAGCACTCAACGTTCCCCCCTCCAGACTAGAGTCTGACAGCACTTTCAACATTGGTAGATCTGCAGAGATCACCAGAGATGAGGTGAAGTTTCAGAAATTTGTCACCCGTCTCCGCAAAGGTTTCTCTCAACTGTTCCACGATATCCTTAAGACTCAACTAGTTCTAAAAGGGATTATCACTCTGGAAGATTGGGAGGATATGAAAGAACATATCCAGTATGATTATGTTGCTGATAACCAGTTCTCCGAACTGAAGCAGAATGAAATGATCAACGAAAGACTGACCATTGCTACTACTATGGATCAGTTTGTTGGTAAATATTATTCTGTTGAGTATATCCGTCGTCAAATTCTGAAGCAGACTGATGCTGAGATGAAAGAAATTGATGATCAGATTGATAAGGAGAAAGAAGCAGGTATCATTATGGATCCCATGGAAGCAGAAATGATGGCTGCTGGTGGTGGGATGGATATGGCAGCAGGTCAAGGTGAAGTTGTTGCTGATGATCCTGCTGCTGGGAATGCTCCCGCTCCTGGGGGTATTGACCCAAAAGACTATAAAAAAGGAGAGTTCTAAATAATATTATATTGAAACGAGGATATTATGCCAAGTGATGCTGCGATGAATATTGTCAATACCGTTTTTACTGGTGGTAGTAAAGCGGATGTGATTGATCAAATTGGTGATCAACTTTCTGCAGTTGCTTCTGAGAAGATCGAAGCAGAAAAACAGAAAGTGATGGCTAAGTTTGCTCAAATTCACCAACCACTAAAAGATATCGAGGACACACTAACTGTCCAAGATTGTGATCCCGCTACTGGTCTGCCTTACGAGACTGATAGTGACGAACAACCCGATGACCCCCAGGAAGAATGAAACTAATCACCGAACAAATCGAAAACGTAGAGATTCTTGTCGAAGAGAAGAACGGCAAAAAGTCCCTATATATTGAAGGTGTTTTCCTGCAAGGGGACATCACAAACAGAAATGGTCGTAGGTATCCTATGGAAACCCTTCGTAAAGAAGTAGACCGTTACACCAAAACTTTCATCGAGAGCTCTAGAGCACTTGGTGAACTGGGTCACCCTGATGGACCAACTGTGAATCTCGACCGTGTGTCGCATCGTATTATTTCTCTCAGAGAGGATGGTACTAATTTTATTGGGAAAGCAAAGATCCTAAATACACCCATGGGCAAGATTGCTCAGTCCCTTCTAGACGAGGGTGTGAAACTGGGTGTCTCTTCTAGAGGCATCGGTTCCCTAGTCAAGAAAGAAGGTTGCAATATTGTCGGTGACGACTTCATGTTGGCAACTGCTGCTGACATTGTTGCAGATCCCTCTGCTCCTGATGCCTTTGTTGAAGGAATTATGGAAGGTAAAGAGTGGGTGTGGGACGGTGGAAGACTTAGAGAACAAAGAGTTGCATCTTACAAACAGTCAATTAACGAAGCAGTTAGGAGACGTGATTTGGAACATGCAAAACTTTCCGCGTTTGATGACTTCCTTAAAAATCTTTGACCTATAAATAATCTTAGAAATTAGAACACTATCCGACAGGAGAAACATAACAATGTCACAAGAGACAGATCTACAGCAATCGGAGGTCATCGACGAGAACGTCGTGACTAAGGGTGCAAAACCAGCAGAAAAAATGGACTCATCGAAAGGTGGTGCCGAAGATCTGGGTGGTCCCGACGTGAAAACCGTCAAGCCCGATTCTGATTCTGCTGCTATCGGCAAGAGAGCTGCTGCAAAGTCTAGCAAGACTGCACCTCCTGCTGCTAAGCCTTCTGACGCATCTTCCAAAATGGAAGAGACTGAATCAGAAGAAGAAGTCATTGCAGAAGACGAAGAGTTCGACGGTTATGAAGTCGTCGTCGATGTCACTGCTGACGTTAATGCCCTTGTAGAGGGTGAAGAGCTTTCCGAAGAGTTTAAGACTAAGGCTGCTACAATCTTTGAAGCAGCAGTGAAGACCAAGATTCAAGAAGAACTTGAACTGGTTCACGCAGCTTATGAAGAAACCCTAGAGGAAGAACTCACGAAAACACGTGAGGAACTAGCTGAGAAGGTTGATGAGTTCCTGAACTATGTCGCAACCCAGTGGATGTCTGAGAACGAGCTGGCAATCGAGCATGGTATCAAGAATGATATCGCAGAAAACCTGATCACTGGTATGAAGAGTCTTTTCGCAGAGAACTATGTTGAAGTTCCTGAAGAGAAGTTCGACCTGTTCGATGATATGGTCGAAAAACTAGATGAGATGGAAGCTAAACTCAACGAACAGATCGATACTAATATCGAACTGAATCGTCAACTTGGTGAGCAAGTTAAGCATGGGATCGTGGCACAAATTGCAGACGGTCTAGCAGATACCCAAAAGGAAAAGCTAGCAGGTCTTGCAGAAAATGTTGAGTTTGAAAGTGAAGATCAATATCGTGAAAAGGTTGCGATGCTGAAGGAATCCTATTTCCATCGTGAAGCATCGGCTCCAACCGAAGATACTGAAATCGATCAGTCAGTTACACCTGGATCATCGATGGATGTTTACGTCCGTGCTCTCGGTCGTTTCAACTGAAATTAAGATTTCATAAATAATAACAAACCACTTACTTTAACCTTTAAGGAGATACAAGCAAATGTTCCGTTCCGAACAGTTGCAGGAAAAGTGGGCACCTGTTCTTGATCATAGTGATCTTCCCCAGATTGCTGACAAGTACAAGAAAGCCGTCACTTCCGTCCTGCTAGAAAACCAAGAAAAATTCCTTGCTGAAGAGCGTGGAATGATCACCGAAGCAGCACCCACTATGTCTGCTGCTGGTGGTTTCACTGGCACCAGCACTGCAACAGGTCCTACCGCAGGTTTCGACCCCGTGCTGATCAGCCTGATCCGTCGTTCCATGCCTCAGCTGAT